GATCTATGAAATGCCCAAAGTGCGGAACGTCTTGGATTTGCGTTCTGGAGTCACGGCATACAAGCCAAGAAGCCATCAGCCGCCGCAGGCAGTGCAAGACCTGCGACCACGTCTGGGCCACAGCAGAAGTCAGCGTCCCAGATGATGAATGGTGTTACAAGCCAACGGAGCGCGGCACCGGCAGGCCAAAGGCTGAGTTTGGGGTCAAGGCGCGAATGCTTGAACGCCTGCAGGCCGCATGAACTGGTTTGAGATCTTGAAGAAGGGGGGCGTGCCTGAGCCCCCCGGCTACTTAGAAACGCTGGCAGCACTGAAGAAACGGGGGCCAAGGAAGCCGAAGGCACAGAGAAAAAAGGCAAAGCCGAAACGGAAGGGTTGACATGTATGCCATGGGTGCTCTACCTTTGGCATACCGCTGAGAGGCGGAACACCTCGCCCCACAAAACCATGTCCGATTTCCAAGCCTTCAACGCTTACCTCGATCAAGACGACGCCTATCAATCCACTCTCAAACGCCACCAAGAGATGTGGAAAGAGGCCAAGCAAGCCGAGATTGAAGTCACCCATGCCCTGCGCCGCGTGACCCGCTTGATGATGGCCGTTGACGTTGTGCGTCAGCAGCAGTGGAAACACGAAGACATCAGCGAAGAGCAAGACAAGGCACTCGAAGACCTGACTACTGACAACAGCGAGATTTGGTTTTCCCAGTACGGCCAAGCCGGCGACGACATCGAAGAGGCAGCCGTTGCCGCTTGCGCGATGGTCGTCGAGAAGCGCTCCGAAGCCAAGGTCAAAAAGATTGAGGCACGCGAGCACTGCACATTGCTTGAGTTCGCCCGCGATCAAGCCCGCGAAGCCTTCGACAAGCAAAAGGCGGAAGCTGAGGCAACCGCTGAACAGACCGAATCCACTCCTGAGGCTGTCAAATGACAACCATCGACATCACCGCAACCGTTGACATGAACGAGCGCGAGGCTCGTGAAGCCGTTGACGACATCAAAAAAGGAATCAACACGGTCCGCGCCAGGATCTATGACCTAGACCGGCGCAAGGGCTGGAAGGCGCTTGGCTATCGCAGTTTTGCGGCTTGCTGCATGGAGGAGTTTCCTGAGCTGCATGCTCGGACGATCCAAAAGCAACTGGCTGCCGCGCAGGTCGAAGCAAGCTTGAAGGAGTTACGCCCATCTGGGCGTAACTTTCAGATTGGCGACATGCCTGAAGCTCATCTTCGTCCACTTGTCTCGGTCAAAAACGACGACGAAACTTTGGCAGCCGCTTTTACGAAGGCTCAGGACATTGCCAAAGAAGAAAACCAAGGCAAGCTCACTGAGGCCATCGTCACTCGTGCGGTTGAGCAGGTTCGGCCTGAATACGAATGGACAGAAGACGAGCTGAAGCGCAAGGCCATTGTTGAAGCTGGCGGCACCGTTGTGGCCAACATGCACCAGGACACAGACCGGGCGCTGCTCACATGGGCCAGGAAGACCGATCGCTTCGTTCGCATTGATCGCACCAGCGACTGGGGCAACCCCTTTGAGATGGGGCCTGACGGCGACCGAGACACGGTCTGTGAATCGTATGAGATCTTCTTCCCTAGGAAGTTCAGCCTTCACAACCGTCTGAACGAGCTACGAGGCAAGGTTTTGGGCTGCTGGTGCTACCCGGCCCGCTGCCATGGCATGTACCTAACCGCGATGATTGAACAGCAGAATGTCCAGTTTTAAGGATTGCGTTTGCATCTCACAGGCAAGGATTATCAGCGGGCGCCAAAAGGGAACGCACATCTGCACGATTGCATATCAGCCCGCAGAGCAGAAATTTTTACGTCTATGCGTTCCCTACACAAGAGGCAAATCGCCGGTCTTGAAGCGTTGGTCTGTATTTGATTTTCAAGGGACTAAAGAGGGGCTGCAAAACGACACAAGAGACGAAACCTGGAACGCTGAAACACTGCGCCGCCGAGGCGCCTCCTTAGATGCTGCTGCCAAGAGGTCTATACATGCAAGCATTTTGTCAAATTACAAATATGAGTCAGAGCTGAACAGCGACAGACTCAGTGTTGGCCTGTTGATTCCTGAGAAGAAAACGCTGGATTTTGACATCAAGCACTTTAACCCAAATGTTGAAAAAGATCAAAAGCAGATCGAAAGGTCTGAATACATGGCAGGTCTTGGGATTTGGTTTCCTACCTACAAGGTGATGGTCAGAGGTAAAAGGCGGTGCGAAGGCGAAGTAAAACCATTTGCCAAGCAGCTTCTTGCATGGGACGTCTATGAAGCCCTCAGAAAAAACGAAGTAGACCCGTTTGCACAGATCTATGACTACAACAACCCATATATGATCATCGGCAATCTTGCCACGCAACGACGCGCCTTCATGGTCATCGGCGTTTTAAGCGCACCGCCTGGATATATCGAAAAATACGCAATCCATCAGCAACTGAGCCTTACCCATGGACACCTCTGATCTGCCCCTGTTCTCTAGCTCTACGGTCAGCGACAAGCTGGCCCTGGAGTGGCAAAAATGCAAAGCCAAGCACCCCGGCCTGTTACTGCAGCTGGCCGGCCTTGCCCGTGAATTGAAAACCGCCGGCCATTCTCGCTATTCGATGGATGGCCTTTTTCATATCTTGCGTTGGGAGACAAGGACCAGCACAGGCGACTTGGGCCTCAAGATCAACAACAACTACACCGCGTTCGCGGCGCGTGATCTGATGGATCAGTACCCAGATCTACGAGGCTTCTTCAAGCTGCGCGAACAGAAGCGCCGTGGCAATTTTGGGCAAATGTCCTAACCTGAACGCGCTTCATTCCAAAATTATTCCTGATCTATGAAGGCCATCAACCTCGAATTAGACCAGTCCCGCGCCGAAAAACTGAAAGCACTTTCAGAAGCCACGGCTGGCAACATGACAAACGTCTCAGTCGGCGGCGAGTTTATCGAGTATGAACAGAATAAACTTTCTGCATCTAAGCTCGCTAAAGCGTTGCTGAACTCGGCCATTGACCGCGCCTACTCACAACTGCCTCAGTAGTTTTCAGTTCACAGTTCCCGGCAAACCTGCGCCGCAAGGAAGTAAGCGGCACGTCGGAAAGGGCGTCATGGTTGAGTCATCAAAACGATGCAAGCCATGGCGCCAAGACGTAAGACATTTAGCCATGGAGTTGCTTCCTGAGGGCTGGCATGCCATGATGGGGGAGGCAATCTGGATGGATGCAATCTTTGTATTCAACCGGCCCAAAGCTCACTACAGAACCAACGGCGAACTCAAGCCATCAGCCCCCCAACATTGCACTGGGAGGATTGGTGACTTGTCGAAACTTGTGCGTGCTGTAGAGGATGCTTTGACAGGCGTTGTCTATGACGATGACGCCCAGATAGTTCACCTCACTTCTCAACGACGTTATGTCTCTGGAAATCACGAATCCCCCTGCGCCATCATCACCATCACCGCCATTTCCTAACCTCGGCGATGTCATCACGACAGACGACGTAAGCCAAAAAGGGTCTGGCAGTTACAAGGCTGATTATGTGAACTGGTGCCGCACAATGCACCTGCTTCACGAACATGCCCCAGGCTGGCAGTTCGCCTTAGCTAGCGCTCCTGGCGGCGGTCACGTTTGGAAGGCACCAAACGGCAGCGGTTACGTCGTCGGCTACTTCATCAGCAGCGAAGGCAAGACAACGCCGCATTTCCCGCAGGCCATCATGGACAACCGAAACAACGCGGTTGCTTTTGACAAGATCAGCGCCCGCGATCTGACGGACTCACATCGGCGCTGCCTCTGCACCGCTTCCGCCGCCGCATTCGGCTTGGCATGGCAGTTGTGGGCACGCGAAGAGGTCGAGAACCCGCATCGGGAGGAGGAGCCCAAGCCTGCAAGATCTATGAAAAAGCCTGAGAAGGCAAGATCTATGACGCCTGAGCCGACGCCTGCCGTTCCTGGCGTCAAGGCAAAAGATCAACTGATCAACCCTGAAGACAGAAAGCTGCTGATCGCAAACCTCGAAGACATGGAGCCGGCAAAACTGCAGGCTTTTATGGAAGCGTTTACCGCTGAGTTCCCTCTGCCTCCTAACGGCAGAGTCTCCGAGGCCATCACCTCCGTCAAACATCAAACCTGGATCAACGATTACTTCAAGCGCAATGGCTGATGAAAAGACCAAGCAAGCGGTGGCGGACGACAAGCGCCGCTCTAATCACTTCCAAGTTCGGCTGGACTCTCAGCTAGCCGAACAGCTGCGCCATTACGCAGAACAACGCCATCACGGCGTGATCAACATGGCGCTCAGCACCATCATCTCCAAGTTCTTCAACGGAAAGTAATGCTCAACATGACCGCCCACGGCAACCTCGGCCGTGACCCTGAACTCAAGGAAGTTGGCAGCACTCAAGTTGCCAGCTTCAGCATCGCCGCACGCACCGGCAAAGACGAGACCACCTGGATCGACTGTTCTGTATGGGGCAAGCGTGCCGACACCGTGATGAACTACCTGCACAAGGGCGACCGCATCACTGTCGCTGGCTCAGCCAAAGTGCGGATCTATGAGAAAAAAGACGGCAGCGAGGGCAAGAGCCTGGAGCTGAACGTGTCCGACTTCACATTGCCGCCAAAGCAAGAAGCGGGATCTATGAGCTTCTGAGCTAAAAATCGGGCAGGCCAAATCTATGACGGCCTGCCTGCACAGATCTATGACAAAACCAACCATCAAACAGGTGCAGCAAGACGGCTTGCTGGTTTGGGAAGTCAGCCACGGCGGGACCGTCCGTTACTTCAAGCATGACTGGAAGGCCAGGTGGTTCTACGAATCGTGCGTGAGGTACTACCGCACCAAGATTTTGGGCAAGGGTTCTTAGTCCCAGCAAGCGAGTTTGGCGTCTAGCTCACCGATTCGACCTACGGCCTGGCTCAGCAGCTTTGATTGATGAAAGTTTTGACGCACGAGCGAAGCGCAGATCATTTTTAGTTGCTCTTCGTCGGTGCAGTTCTGGACGTTTCTAACGCTTCGTTCAATCTCAAAGAGTTCCTCGTGAGTGGGCTTGACCTGCATCCAAGTTGCCCAGCCCATCGGATTGTTTCAGTATCTTTCTTTCCGAATGGTAAGCACCGTTTTTATGCATGTCCATGACGTCTCGTGCCCACGGAACAAGCCAATCATTCACCTGTGAACACTGATCCCAGTTGACAGGCTTGGCACACTGCACGACAACAGTGGTCCAGAACGCAGTGAGAAACGCCCAGACCGAATAAAGCTCACTCATTGACGAGAATCACCCATCCCGTCCCAGGGCCTTCCGCCTGCCACCGTTGATAAAAGGCAGCCTGCCTGACGCGAACGTTGCGACCTTTATGAGGGTTTGAGTGGCCCCCCTTTTCCATTTCGGGGTAGCCCCTCGGGTCTTGCATGATCCACTCTGGATCACTGCTGTTCTTGCCTGCGTAGCCGCTGATCACGCTCCAATGACCACAGCCCAAGCCGTTGCACATTGGTGGCTCACCCAAGAGCATATTTCCAGCATGGAGCCAAGCTACGAGGACTGGCCTGCCGTTTTCAATCTCCAGCTCGACCATGTCAGCGGTACCGTCTTTGCGGAACTCAGCCTGCAGCCCAAGACTCTGCAGCGCCGCCAAGTGCGCCTCTACTGAGGTGGTGTCTCCGAACTTGGCGCGGATCTCGTTGTACTCATCATCTGTCGTAACTCTCTTGTAATACGCCGCCACCATGGCGCTGGCCGAGGAGAAGCATTCCCTGTAACCAGTGCCGGTCTTGTTGTCGAGCTGTGTGAAGTAGGGCATATATATTTGCTGGTCATAGCCGCTTTCCTTCCAAGATTGGAACCAGTCTGCGTCTTCCTCCAGTAGGCCCTCTGGCACCGACTCCTCAAGTTCCTTAATTGCAGCCAGCTGGTGGGGCGTACCACGGAAAAATTGGAAGAACGGCAGCAAAGCAAAGGCCATGGCCGTAAGCAACAGGGTCAGTTGGATGATGCCAGTCGCCACCTACTTTTCAACTCTTGTGTCAGGCAACAGCAAGTCCTTGAGATGCTTGACTGCAAGGTCATCCAAATCGTTATCTGTGCGGCTAACGATCTTCTCCAGCATCGCCACGATCAACTCTTTGAACGCCCGTGATTTCCAGGCGGTCATCAAAATCGGCTTGAGGATTAGAAGCATTTGCTTGACCTCGTTACGCTGTAACGGTAGCTCTATCTCGCTATGGCCACCAATCCTGAGGATCAGCACGAAAAGGAAGGCGTCTCAATGGCAGACATCGTCAAGGCTTTGGTCTTGGCTTGGAGCGCTGCCCTGCTGACCGCTTCGTATCTGGGAATCTTCCCTCAGATGAAAATGGACAATACGTTCGTGGCGTCACTACTGACTGGAGCGATGGCTTCGTTTGGGATTGAGAGGAAGAACAATGGAAGTGGAAATAAGAAACCGACTATCGTTGACAACAAAGACACCAAAGCTGGCATCAAATGAACCGCTCACTTTTGGTATTGGGAATCACATTGGCAGCTGCTTTGCCTGCCAAGGCTGATTTAACCCACCGAATCAGTAGTTCAGTGCAACTCGATGTTGGCGCTGCTTCAAGCCGTGCGATTCGGGTTGGAAACAGCTACAGCATTAGCGGAAATGGAGTCGATACGTCAGTCACAGCAGGTGGCAACACCACTGCTGACGCTCTTGGTGGACTTGGTGCAGCCACTAACGGCGTAAACGCAATCACGATTCCAGACGCAACGCAAAAAACCGCCGGCAACTCATTTAGCTTTGCGACTAGCTACACGCAAGGCGATACCGTTCCAACGTCAGCTCCGACTGTTGGCGCTGTTCCCGCTTTTGGTGACGTAACCAGCACAGCTGCTGGCACCAATACGGGCCTTAGTGGATCTGTGACCACAGCTGGAACCATCACAATCAGCCCAGGCGGAGCCAACACAAGTGCAATCGGTCAAGTCATCAGTGAGCTGACCGTTAGATGATCTGGACGGGTCTTTATATCGCGTGGGGCGTCCTTTGCGTTATTGCTCTCGCCGCCCCAGAAGCAAAATCGGTCCCCGTGGTGCCAAATTTCTCTCAAGGAGTCGTTACGTCTCACACAGAGACAAAAACAGTCGTCAAAGAAAGCATCCGGTCTGAGTCCTACCGCACAGGCTTTGAATACTCCGTTAGCGGGACCGGTGTTGAACCATCCGGCGGCGGCGTTAGCCCATCAGCAGGCACCAAGTCACTGAACCTTTCAAGTCGCTCGACTTGGGTGCAAACTACACCCGGCGCTGCGTTCCAATTCGCAGAAACCTACAGCGGCCCTGGATTGATTGAGAAAGTGATGATTGACCGTGAAACGGTAATTGAAAGCGTTACCGACTCCACCAGCACATTCAGCCAATGAGAGCGACAGCATCTGCTCTGCTGCTCAGCTTGATCTATACCGCTCCAGCAGCAGCACAAGTCAGTGCAACTGCATCGCCTGTGTCCAACAGCAGTGGTTCAGTTGTCAACCAGGCTGTGCAAATTACGCCTGGGCAGTACATGAAGTATTCAGTAGGCAGCGGCATTCAATGCGATGGAGCCACGCTAAACATCTCCCCCTTTGTGTCTTCGACGCATTCTTTTGGCAAGCCAAACAATCAGTATTATCAAGAGCCCGTCTACGACAACAGTGACAACTTTGGCCTAATCGACCCAGAAACAGGGCTAAACGGGCCAGACGGAATCCCCGATAACCCTGGCAACATCCTGTACTACAAGCCGATGCGGACAGGCTACCGCCAGAACTTCAGTAATAACTTCGGCATCACTGCAACGTTTTCAGTCCCGCTGGACTGGGGCCCGATCAACCTGTGCAAAGACGCTCAACGCAAACAAGTCGCCCTTTACGAACAAGCCTTAGCCGACAAGCGCCTTAACTACGAGATGGGGCGTCTCAAGGCTTGCGCTGAAGCCAAACGCGAAGGCTACGGCTTTGCCAAGACCTCGCCGTTCTATGCCATCTGTGCTGATGTGGTTCTCAAGCCCAAACCCGTAGAAGACCACACGCACCAGATCATTTACCCAGAGCGCGCCTCAGATCGCGAATGGCTTGATTCCGGTGACGCTGAATCACCCGCCGCTGCTGCAAGGATTCCAGTTTCTCCTTACGGCCAAGCTTCTGATTGATCTTCTTCACCACCTTCTTCGTCAAAGGCTTCGCCAGTTTCTGCAGCACTGACGCGATTGGTTTGGCAAAAATCGCCACAGTTGTGGCGAAAGCAGCTGTCAACGCAATAGATACAGTCGGACCAGCATCAGGCACATAGTTATTAACCACCTGACTAACAGGCACTGGATCCCAGATTTTCACGCACTTGCCATCCTTCAGCTCATAACCCGCAAGAACTTTTGTACCTAATTTGTTAAACGATCCGATTTCTTTCGCACCGAATGGTGGACATGGTGGATCTGGTGGCATCTTTGAGTTGCCGGTAGCCAAGGCCGGTTGCACGTCAAGAGGGGACTGGGCCGGGGCAGCCACCTCCGGCCTTTTTATTGGCGCTTCAGGTGGACTAACCCACGTAAAGTCACGCGGTCTATAGTCCAGTGCTTCAAAGACTGGTGCCGCTCCATCACACAAGGTGACTATCCCTCGCGGATCATCTTCAAACGTTTCGACGCCTCTGCCCTGACTAATCCTGGCGCGAACACAGCCAGGCATATCAATAACTGGAAAGCGTGCTGACGTAACTGGTGGTGCTGCTGGTAAAACAGGTGGTGGTATCGGCTGACCAATAGAGATCATTGGAACGCCGATTGCATTTACCCCGATCTCAGGAATCTCCGGCATGAAGTCAGAACGGTTTACAGCAGGTCAGCTCTGGATTGAACGTAACCGCAGACGTGAAGGGCCGCCTGTTGTTTACACCGTATTGTGCGGCAAATCTGCCAGACCATTTACCGATCCAAAAGCAATTCTCAAGTGGGTCAAATGGCCAAAGGGCACACCAACTGGTGACGCTTTACGCGAATGGCTTGCGTCGTTTGAGCAGAAAGCTGAGGCACCCGCGCCAGAACTTGATATGGCAAAAATCAAAGCTGAAGGCTTCGGGCCTGAAGCTCATGACGACGATCCAACCGCCAACACTAAAATGGTGACTTGATTGGCATTGCTGGGCCAGTCTGCGTCGGAAGTTCTGGCATGACCTCATCAATCTGACCAGGCACCATTTCAGTGATCATCTGGGTCAGCTCAAGCTTCAGCTCACTGACGTAACGCTTAGTCAGTGATGGGATGCGCGTGTAAAGCATCACCGATCCAGCAACCATGCCCGCTGACATCACAAAGGATGCGACGGACATCACGTTGAAAAGCTTTTGCATGATGGCTCCAGGTAAAACAAAAGGCCCCCTTGCGGGAGCCTGATGTCGGTCTGTGTGAGAAACCTGCGCTTGTTATAGCTCAGAATGAATACTTCATGCCCAGCTTTGTGCCAACCGAAAGCTCATCGCCAGTCATGCCGCTAAGTTCCGCATATACGGAAGCATTGGAACTAACAGCGACAGAGCCACCAAGCTTGCCAGCCAGTTCAAACTCTTGGTCTTCACCGTCAGGCATGACGATTGCGGGACCACCTTGGATGTAATAGCTGTAGGCGCCAGAACCGCCTTCAAAGCCAACATCAAGGTTCAGCGTTCCACCGAGCCAATCTTTGCCATAAGCGCCACCGTTGAACTCAGGGTTCACATAGACGTCTGCGAGAGCAGGAGATGCCAGCGCAGCTGCTGAAACGGCGACACCACTCGCAATGAGAGTTTTGATCATTGGAAAGAGGATTAACGTTTTCCTTGTCCACGATACTTCTTTCTGCCGTGTGACACTTTCGAGTGCTGTCCATTACCTTGACGTGTCTTTTTCGGCTTGCTAGGGACAAAATTTTGCCCGCTAAGTGATTTAGCCATTAGATCCCGTCAGTTGTATTTAAGTTCTGGTACTTAAGAGCAAGCCCAGTAAACAAACCATGCTGCGGATGGCTGATTTGGTCGCGGCCATCAAGGAAAAACAGCTCTTCAAGCCATAACGTCCGAGCAGCCATTGCCTGTACGTCTTCCGCTCCAGGCTTAGCGGCGATCATCGGGTCAGGGCGTTTCATCGTTCAGCAGACATAGAAAGAAGCGCCCATCCCGTAACGAGAAAGGCGCCAACAACAACTCCAGCAAGGAAAATCACCAAGGCGTGCCAGTGCCAGTGGTAGGAGTGCGCTTCTCAGTCAGCTGTGCATCCAAAGCAGCATGGATCTCAGCAACCTTGTCCGCTCCACCAAGCGCAGCTTGCACCCAAGACACAGCTTGAGCTTCAGTCACTGCGTCGTAGGCAATCATGTCCTCAGCATCAGGCGCTTCAAGACCGATTGAGCCGTACGCACCAGCGGAATACACACCGTCTTCAGTGACAGCGGAAACCGTGTAGTGGAGCGTGGTGATGACGCCAGTTTCGAGAGTACGGTCGCATTGCCCGACTTTCCAGGTGTAGGTGTTAGCCATGATCGGAGAAGCTCAGAATTAGTGTAAACGTGGTCAAGATGGTTTGGTAGGCCAAGTAATCGACCCAGGGAAACCCTCTTGTGAGCTGATGTCACGCAGCCCTTGGCGATACGTTTTCCATTCCGTTTTCTTAGCCGTCGTCAACGGGCTATCAGGAAGAATCGTCCAATCGGATTCAGACAAAAGTGCATCACGTTTGCCGCGTGCGACCATCCTTTCTTCGGCTGCAACTCGCTCAGTGTCTAGAGGAGCAATGTCTGCAGCATGTTCATTGACAAGCTGTGCATAAACAGCACGCCCGTAACTTTCGGGGTCATTTACGTTTGCCGTAAATGGAATCCAGCCCCACTCAGAATGCTGGATTTCACAATTAACGGCACCCTCTCCAACGTGTTGGAGGTTGCGGACGATGTACTTGCCGCTTTCGTCTTTTATGAATTTGTCTTCCATGATCAAGAAATTCGCACCCACAATGTAGCTGCACCGTCAATGTCAGTAGCACCGTCCTCCTCTTGATATCCCATACGCCTCCAGGTCCCAGAAGGTGAAGAATCACCTGATCGATAGGTGCCGGCGGCATCAGTGAATTTCAGTTCACTGCCAGATCTAGTCGCGCCTGCAGATCCCTTATTACTTGCGTTATGGCAAAACGCGTATGTTCCAACGGCACCGAGGTCAGTTGAAGCGCCACCACCGCTTGCGTCTTGCCATGTTGGTGAATCATTGCCGTTGCTGGTTAAGACTTGACCGCTAGTGCCGTAATTTGATGCACCTTCGATAGCCCACGCACCAGTTGATGTAATCCGCAGCCGCTCCGTCGGATTAGACGTACCATCCGCAGTGGTGGAAAATACGAGGCGGCCTGGGTAATCACTACTGCCCCAAGTACCATCGGCGTCTGCTTGAATATAAGCAGCAGGGCTAGAAGCGTTATCAGCGAAGATAAACCTGCCTAGAACAGAGCCACTAGCAGGATTTGTTTGTCCTCTTTGGAAATGAATATCAGTATTAACTGCCGCATTATCGCTTCTGCCTTGGAAAATTGCCCTACTGTTTACGGAAGCACTACTCGTCCCCACCAACACCCGCCCCGAGCTGTCGATAAGCATCCGCGTTGCAGATGCTGTTCCAATGGCAAGTTCTCTAGAACTTTGATTGTATTGCAGGTACCCATCATATTCACCAGAACCTGACGTAGCATCACTAAAATAAAGCGCACCGTAACTGGTGGTGCCTGATCGAATTGTTATTCCGCAGCCGCCGCTATTTGCAATAGTCAAATCATCAGCGCCTGAATCACCTTCAGTCGTCGTGCCCAGAAGCATCCGCCCCGAGCTGTCGATGCGCGCCCGCTCACTACCGGCAGTAGCAAAACTCATAGAATCAGAGGAGTGGTCATAAATTAAATAACCACGGCCAACAGTTGTATCGCTAAAAAACAACCGCGATATATCAGTTGTGCCAGCAGTAATGTTTACAGTGGTCGTATCACTTGATGCAACGTCGAGTTCAAAAGCTGGATTGCTTTCTCCAATGCCAACGTTGCCAGAGCTATCGATGCGAATTAGCTCGCCAGAACTGTTGTTAAACCTGTAATCATTTCTGCACTTGAGAGAAGCAGTTCCAGTTGGATCTTTA